TGAAAACTCCACCTGTATGGCGTTTTCGGTAGACCTACTACCATCATCTATACAATTTATTGTATTTTCAAGTACTATGCTACTTGATTATACGCTCGTGGCGCACTTTCATCAAAATGAATAGTAGCATTTGCTATTTTAAAAGTTGGTAGTATCTTAACTAAGTCATTTACTTGTTCATTATATACATCAATCATTTTTAGTCTGTATTCATTATCTTTATCTTTCCAAAAGTCCATATCTCCAAGTTCAACTATAATCTCACAAGCAAGGTCATTTTGAGATTCATTTATCTTTATAAAATAGTTATCTATTTTTCTATCATTTCTAGTCTGCTTATTGTTATACTCAATCCTAGCTTCTTCAAATTCTTCTAAATATAAATCTTTTACATCATTTACAATATCATTTGTACCACGAATTACTCTAATCAAATCTTTTTCATTATCATAATCTCTTAAGTTATGCTTATTAACTTTAGATAAAGCATTTGCATTTTGAATAGCATTATTTGATAGAGAAGTAGTGCCAGATACATTTCTTTTAGAAACTTTTTTAGCTAATTTACTTTTGTTTTTATCACTTCCTAAATGAAATGAATAAGCTAATTGTTGTTCCATTAAAAGCACCTCCTTTAGAAATTTCTTCATCGAACAAAAGTGACATGATTACTTTTTTATTTTTGTAAAATATTTATATGTCACGTATTTGTTCGTGCGCCAAATTTTGTTAAAAATTTGTGTGCATTTGTTAGCCGAAGGCTTTATAAAAATACGAAGTATTTTTTATAGGACTTTGGCTTTGCCATAAGTCCTAACCCCCTATGAGTTATGACGTACCATCATAACTCAGGGGATCTGCGAGGCAATAAAATTTATTTTGTGCAAATAAATTTTATTTAAATTAACTATCGCCACTTTCATTTTTACTTTGTAAAAACAAAACGTGCCACGTTAATTTGTTGTTTCAGCATTTTCTTCGCAGAATTTTACTGGCTTAACACCTACTGAAATAGGGGTATTATCTTTTGTATAAATTACACTATCATTGCTTTCATCTGGAATATAATCAAATGCAGTATCAATTTCTTGCATTTGGAATTTATCTTCCTCATTAATATAAAGTATCCCAAATTCATATGTTTCCATTTTGTTATCTGGATCTAGTTTATAATAATCTTTCAAAGGAAATACTCTAACAATAGCAGAGCTATCTTCAGCAAAATTGAAATAAAATACTTGTTTATCTACATAGTATGTTGCCTCTGTATAATGAACATCATAGTATTGTCTTAATCTCATTATTATTTCGCCGACTTCTTCCTCTAGCAAGTAATTACTAAATCTAACACTACCAAGCACATTACCTAATATCATAGGCTTTGTTGTATCTATATAGCCATTATCATATAATTCTTGACAAGGTTTGCAAATTGAATCTCTAAAGTTTATTTGTGTCACAACTACTTCGTTACCAACTAAAGCAAGTTCTATGTCATCAACATATCTCATTATAAGTTCTGCTTGTTCTTGTCTAGTATAATCTTTCCAAGTTTTGGTTCTTGCTTGATATTCCTTATCTAGCTTAACTTTGTTAATAAAATCAATATCTCTTTTTAGTAGAATATCTTTTGGTGTAAATTTTAGTTCTTCAGTGCAATCAGTAGTTTCTAGTTTGTTTTGTAATTCTTCAATAGCTTTTTCAACTATTTTCTTTTCTTCTTTATATTCTTGTACTTCAAAAGCACCGTTAATGTAAGCCTTTTTAATTCTTTCAAGTTTGCTGTTTTGTTCTTTTATTTCTTTTTCTAGCTGTTCTTTAGGCTCATCAAATTTTTGCTTTATCATAGGCAAGAAGAATTGATTTACAACAGAGTCATATTCTACTAGCTCACTAATAAATTGATTGAAGTAGTCATTGATAACTTTTTCTTTAAATTCAATCTTGCAGTCATTACAATAATAGTAGAAGTAAGCATTTCCATTTTTCTTTGTAGTTGCTTTACCACCTAAAACTCTGCCACATTTAGGACATTTTAGTTTTTGTAAGTATAAATATGTTAAAGTCCTTTTATAGCTTCTCGAATTTTTCTTTTTCTGTACTTGACAGTCTGCCCACATTTCTTTTGAGATAATAGGTTCTACAACATCTTCATAATAAGTAGGGTGTTTAGTTTTCTTGCCATGAACAAAATCTCCTTTATATATTTCATTTTCTAAAATACACATAATTGTTGAATCTCGCCAATTATCTTTTCCTAACACTTTTTCTTTATTAAATAAGTTACTAATTTTTTGATAAGAATAGCCATTGTAATATAAGTCAAATATTCTAACTACAATATCTTTAGTAGAATAATCTATTACTAATTTTTTATCTTCTCTTTTATAACCTAATGGAGCAATATGAGGAATATGTCCATTTTTTATTGCACCTGCTAAGCCTATTTTTGTTCTTTCGCTAGTTCTCTCAACTTCATTTTGACTTACACTCATTAAAAGTCTTGAAATCATTTTGCCATTTGCACTTGTAGTATTTATTTCATCATTTACACAGTCTAAATAGGCATTGTTTTCGTCTAAAAAAGTCATTAAATTTTCCCAGTCATAAATACTTCTTGTTATTCTATCTAATTTTAAAGCAACAATAGTATTTATCTTTTTAGCCTCAATATCAGCTTTTAATCTTTCAAATTCTGGTCTATGATTACCAGTTTTAGCACTAATTCCAGCGTCTTCGTAATAGTCTACTATTTCATAACCTTTAAATTTACAAAAGTTTTCTAATCTTTCTCTTTGTTCTGGAAGACTAAAGCCGTTCTCTAGCTTGATCCTCTGTTGAAACTCTCATATACAATCCACATTTTTTCTTTTCTTCGTTCAATTTTCAAACCTCCTTATAAAACAAAAAGAGACATCAAAGTACACGAGTACTACTGACATCTCTTAAATCCATTTATCATAAACTAAAATATAATAATGCAATATAATATAATTTTTTCAAAGTACTCATAAACATATAGCTTTTGACGGACAGCTATACATAATTAATTGCCTATATTATATCACGATTTAAAGAAATGTCAATTATTTACAATTACATATTTTTCAAATATTCTTCTAACTCTGATAATTTAATCTTTTTATTTAAGTTAGAGATATACACATCGTTTGAATAATTAAAAACTAAAAAAGTAATGTTTTTGATTATTACTCTATGTGGTTCAACATATGTAAGATTAGTTTTGTCTAGTTTTCTAATACTACCATTAATAAAAGTAGGAGTAACTTTTGAAAACTCACATATAAATTCAAGTCTTTGTTTTAGACATTCCTCAAATTCTAGTTCTTGTTTAATTATCTTCATTTCAAACACCATCCTTTCCTTTTGGGTGATTTTAATATTGTTTTTATACAACAAAAAAATCAACCAGATTTTATTTTCTGATTGATTTTTGTATCAATTCTGTTCTATAAAGTTCGAACAGAAACGTCGTTGGAGCGGGTAGTCGGTAATGACAGCCAATTTTTACCTAATTACTAAATATTTCCCGCTCCGTTTATTGTTTTTTAATGTAATTTTAATGTAATTTTTTAATCAATAATGCCAATTAAATCCTTTCTTGATTCCCTTTATATAAATTTTGTATGTATAGTCTTTAAAAAAATATAGCAGTATTCTATCTCTAAAAGTTAAATGTTCTCTTAATTCTTTCAACATTATATCTCTTTTACTCTTCATCTTTATAGTTCCTCCTATATAATTATTTTGACTATTTATATTTTACCATATTATGTAAATAAAAATAACTATATTAGAAGTTAGATATCAATTCCGCTTTTCGTTGCTACATCTGTTGTTTCAAATTTCGACATATTTCGACTTTTATTTTAAATCTTTTATTAATTTATCCATATATTCACTTGAAGGATCTTTCTCAAGTTTTATCTCGTTTTTCTTCTTTTCTATATATTCTGTAGCTTCATAATATTCTTCTCTATCTAAGAAATTGCTTATTTCATTTAATATGTTTAATACATCTGCATTTTTCATAGAACACTACCTCTTTTCTTTCTACAGATATATTATAACATAAATAACTGTATTAGAATATAGTTATCTGCAATTTAAGTCAATTTGCAAATAGTTAAAATAATTGTTACTTTCCTTTAAAATAGTTATATTAGAGGGAGGTGATGAGATGATACAAATAAATGTAAAAGAATTATTAAAAAAGCAGAACAAAACAAAGTATTGGTTTGTAAAACAAATGGAAGGAGGTTATCAATCACTTACACGAATGATGGAAAATCAAACTACTAGCATTAGATTTGATACTTTAGAAAAAATGTGTGATATTTTTGATTGTGAAATTGGAGATATTATAGTTAGAAAGAAAGGAAAAAAAAGAAAATGAGTAAACTAATGAAACAATATCAAGAGCTAAAGAAAAAAGATCCTAATAAGATTTATATTTTTCAAGTAGGGATCTTTTATAATTTATTAAATGAAGATGCTCAATTAGTTTCAGATAAAATAGGCTTAAAATTAACAAATTTAAGTCCCGAAATAGTAAAGTGTGGCTTTCCAATCGCCAAATTAGAAAAATACACACATTTACTAGAAAATCTCTACTTAAAATATGAAGTCGTTACTAATCAAGCACCTTTAAATCAAGGGTCTTATAATAGTATTATTAAAAAAATACAAAATGTTGATTTAGATAATACTACCTGTAAAGAAGCCTTTGATATATTATATAATATACAACAAAAATTAAAAAATATACAATAGAGGAGATTATTTCTCCTCTTCTTTTTTGATCGCTTATTTCAATTTTTGATTTACTATTTTTTGGATAGCATTATAATCATATCCTGCTGCAGTTAGTCTATTTTTTCTGTCTGTACCATTACCCCATTTTCCTTGGATAACTTCATTGGCAATAGTTTCATTTGATTTCTTATTTGAAGATGTGCTTGAAGATGTTGCACCCAGTTTTTGATTTACTATTTTTTGAATAGCATTATAATCATATCCTGCTGCAATTAATCTATTTTTTCTATCATCTCCATTACCCCATTTTCCTTGAATAACTTCTTCGGCAATGGTTTCATTTGATTTTTTACTTGATGATGTACTTGAAGATGCTGTTGTACTTCCGCTTAATTTAGCATTTACTGTATCAGCTAACTCTTGAAATCTATTTTGCAAATATTTTCCGGGACAGCTTGTAGCAGCAAACATATTGTGTCTTGTTAAACTTCCATTTTTAGTTCCATCATATTTTAATGTAAAACCATATCTTTTACATATGTCAACACATAAATTAACTAGAGAATTCCATGCAGCTTCAGATATTGGCCAGTCTCCTCCTGTAGAACTATTAGACACTTCTATTGTAATTGCTTGGCAATCATTTGAAGATGAACTTGATGTCCATGCTCTATTGTTTTCATCTACACAACCTACTATTCCGCCATCATTTCCAATACAATAATTTGCACTTGCCTGTCTATTTGGATTTTGGAAAAGTTTTGCACATTGTTCTCCACTTAAAACACCTGCCATATGATGTGGTGTTATTTTACATACTTTGTAACCTTTTCTTCCTTGTGTATAGTTACTTGAAGATGCTAAAACTTTACTTCTAATCAAACTTGAAAATCCCATTATTCTTCGCCCTCCTCTTTACCATTTGATAATTCTTCTTCCATTTCTGGAGTTAAAACAATTTCTTCGTTTTCTTCCATAACGAATACCTCCTTTAAAAATAAATAAAATCCAGAAGTTATTTTTCTGGATCATTTAAACCAATTTATTTTGTTTTGGTTGCATCATATATTCCTCCTGCAGCTGTTGCAGAAAAAATACATAAAATTAATGAATATAAAATATTTGTGTTTAAACCTGTAGCAAATACTAATATTCCTGCAATAATACCAATAATTATATTTTGATATGGTATATAATCTTGTGTTGCCCAATTAAATTTTTTAGCACAGGTACCAAATATCGCTGTTACAATAGCTGTTGCTACTGCAATAATAATATCTACTGTTAGTTCCATTAATTATCCCTCCCTTCATCCGAAACATGTAATAATGTTTCTATTTTTATTTTTTTATTTTGTAGTGATTTCACTACTTTTTCTCTTCTCACATTATCTTTATCTAAAAATTCTATACAAATAAAACCTATTGTTGTATTTTCTTCATTTTTTATGCCAATTCCAAATTTTGCTTGAATATTTCTAGTTCTTAAAAATTCATACATTGATGTATCTTTTAGTTTTATATCTTCAATGTTTTCAATATCACAAAAGCCTTTTGTGTCTATCTCGTTTACCCAATAACTAAACATAGCTCTAAATTGATTTTGAAATTCCGATATAAATGGTTGAACACCAATTTTTACTACTTCATTTGTCATACTCATCTTTAAAAAAGAAAGTTTATTTAAGCCTCTTCCACCATTATGATATCTTACAAATGAAACTCTAGCAGATTGTGTTTCATCTAGACACTCTTTTAATATATTTTGAATTTCCGCTTCTATTTTACTTATTTTCTCATTTTCTTCCTTCGAAAGAGTATGGTTATTTATGCCATCTAGAAGTTTATTAAACAATTTATCTTGTTGAGTTTTAAACATTTTAAACATTCTATAAGCAATTACTGCAAATATAGCACAGCAAACAACGGATACTCCTATTTCTTTCATTGCATTTGCAACTTGTACCCATTCCATATTAATACCTCTTTTCTTTTGTTATTTCTTCGATTTGCTTTTCTACATTCACAATTCTTTCTTCAACCATGTGCCATTTTTCATTACCATTCTCTTTTTGTCTAGAAAAATCAATTATAAATAAAATATTATAGATAACATTTGAAAGTAATAAAATGATTATTATTATAAATAAAACAATTATTTTTTTTATATTTTTATCCATGCTTTCTCCTTCCCATTTTTAAATTTTTTTCTGGAAAATAGCAAAAAAATAACGCTTCAAAATCGATTTTAAGGCGTTTATTTTTTATATTAATATACTTTTATTGCTTATTTTTAAGGTTTTCTAAGAATTTTAACTCATAAAATGTTTACCTATATTCTTCTCCTGTAATTTCTTTATATTCCTCTTCTGTAATCCATTTTCCAACAGCATTTCTAACTCTTGCTTCGTTCCACATTCCATTATCATAATAATTTTTAACTTTTTCAAAATTTTTACTCATTGCTTTCTACACCTCCAAGTCAATATCTGACATCATTGCTAAATATTCAATGTCAGATTGCATTTTCATTTTTTCTAGCTCAGCTTCAGTTATATCTCTTAGTACAAAATAATATCCATCCTCATAATGGACAATTTGTACTAGTTCCATGTGATTATGTTCTTCAATAATTTCTTGTCCTTCGTCATTGATTCCTTCAATTTTTACTTTTAATAAATTTCCTTCAAAAATATCTTCAGTAATTTCATTTTCTGACACAAAATTATTTCCATTTAGGCTTAGATTTTCAAGTTTTGTTCCATCAGCCAATGTAATTTTCCATGATTTTTCCATGTTACCCTCCTTTTAAATAAATCATAATATAATTGTGACATATTACTTATTTGTAATCTTGACATATTTTTATAGTTTCCTGCCATCCAACTTTTAAATGTATTTTCTATTTCTTCGTAAGTTAATCTTTTTTTATCCAATAATCTTTTATATGCTTTTAATTTTCTGCGTTCTCTTGTTATAGCTTTAGGATGTATTTTCTTTATTAATCGCCCTGTTTCTGTTAATTGATATTGTATCTGCAGTATTCTAAAAGGTTGTGATAATTTACATAGATGCGTTTTTTTAGGATTTACTATTAATCCTAATTTATCAGCTATTAATTTTATATCCTTCAATAATTGTTTTAAAAATTCCTTATCTTCGTGTATTATATATAAATCATCTGTATATCTTCCGTAATGTTTAACTCCCTTTACTATTTTAATGTAATTATCAATTTTCACAGGATAGGAAATGCCTATATTTTGAGAAGGTTGGCTTCCTATATCTACTCCTCTTCCATTTTTATTGCTTTCATTAAATACCTCAAATAGATTACTTAATATCCACAATGTTATTTGCTTTTCTTCTATATTCACTTTTTTTAAAAGATTATATGTATTTTGCAAACATAATTTGTGGGGAATAGTAGCATAATAACTACTAAAATCAATTAATAATACATATCCATTATTAGTTTTATGTTCTCTATAATATTTATGTAAATGCATTTCTAATCTTTTTCTATGAAAAGAAACACCTTTACCTTTTTGACTAGCTCCATTATCATAAATTAAATAAGGAGAAATGTATTTACTCAAAACATTATCGCAAATAAGATGATTTATTGTTTTATCTATCATATTATCTGTCGTTATATGCCTTATTTTTCCTCTTTCTTTAATAGTAAATTTTGTTCCTTTTGAAGGTTTATATTTTCCTTCAATTAATTGTTTTTGTAATTCAGCAGTTTCTAATAAATGATTCATTTCAAATAATTGAGTTTGATATTTAAATGGAGCTCCCTTAATCGCTCTAGTTCCTGCTTCATATATAACATTAGCATCATAAAATATATTCATAAAATCATTTTAATAGTATTACTAGTCGTAACTAAATACATAATGATTAGTATTTATCAACATTTAGCTGTTGAAGGGATAATCTTTCCTTTCCTTTTCCCATTGCCCTGCTTGAAAACTAAGTTCAATAAATTTGCATGGTTGTGAAATCGGGACGAACGCCATTCACGTTCGAAGCGTTGTTGTTGCTAGCATTGCCATTGTTGTTCACATTGGCGAAATTCGAAGAAGAAACGACATCTAAAGATTACCCACTAAATTATCTTTTAATGTTTTTAAGAAATCTATTGTCAGATTGTCGAAGTGCTTTTATCATATTAAATTCTTGTTGTATCAGTAGAACTAACTTTGTATATTTGTTCAAATCTGCATATAAACATTCTCCTATGTATTGCAATTCGTCTTGCAGAGCATTACAACAAGACATAGCTTTATCCATCTCTATTCTTCGTTCCTCAAATTCTGTCATATAAGTAGGAAATATTGTATTTGCTATTCTCAAATGTCTACTTATTCCAGTCGCTAATTCTATAGCACTATTTGTTGATCTAATTACCTGTTGTTCAAAATATTTGTATGTCCTATTTTTTATTGCTTCTTGATTTTCTTCTGGAAATTTTTTTATTTTTTCAGATATTATATTATCTATCTTTATTCTACTTATATAAAAATCATTTTCTGCAAGTTTTGTAACAGCCATTCTAATTTTATATGCGTTATGAATAGTTTGTAATTTTGATTCTTTCCTTTCACTCTTCTTTATGTCTGACATTTAAAATAATACTATTTCTCCTTTTCTACAATTTTCGACAGAATTATATCATTTTAAATTTATTAATTTAACTATTTTGAAGAGCCACTATATTATATGTCAGGGCATAAAGCCCTGACGATGCCTGATTAGTAGATTAGGAAAGCGGGACGAACGCCACTCACGCTCGAAGCGCTGTTGTGGCCAGCAAGGCCAGTGCCGCCCACACAGGCGAAAAACGAAGAAGAAACGACATCTCTTAGCCAGTACCAAGTTCTTTCTCCTGCATCACTAAAAGCTACTATTTTACTTTTATCTAATCTAAATAATGATAATTGAGACTTATCTATTGTATGACTTGTTGGGACATTTGTTCCGTTAGTAATATTATGGAATATATTGCTTCCATATACCATTAGTTCATTCATTAGTTCTATATCTGAGTTATTCCATGTTCCAGCACTCTCATACCCATTGGTTACAGCATTTGCAAAATAATTTTTATGTGTTAATATATGATCTGTTTCAAAATCATTTTTTATAACAGTTTTAAATGGTTCTAAATATTCTGTGTACATTTTACTTCCAAGATAAGCACCTGTAGTTATATTAGTATCATTCATTTTTGCTGTTCCCATTACCTTTTCTGGTATCATCAAAACATGATGTGTTGTACATTCAGCATCTCCACAATGAAGTCTATAATCTATATCTGCTACTAAATATTTTCTATTACTATTTTTCCCTGTGATATAATCTCCTACAAATATATCATCAAATGTTCCTGCTGCTATTTGCTCGCTCAATGTTCCATCGTAGAATAAGTCTGTTATGTCTTGTCCACGATATATAGAATTATGAGCACCCGCATTTTGTGGTATTAATCCACTTAATAACTTGGATAATAACACTTTTTTAGTTTTTCCATTTGTTGTATCTACAATTGGAATTACATCATTATTATTTATTGTTAGTAATTCTTCTAATTCTGATATTTTTTTAATCATTTTTACCCTCCTTTTACATTCCGCAAGCTAGATATTCATTATCTTCTGTTACTAGATAATCTCCATCCTCTGTTATTAATGCAGAAATTGATTCCATCAACATTTGCGTTAAATTATCTATTTGTAATTGCAAGTTTCCTGCTGCATCTTCAGATAATTGGTCTTTCATTTGTTGGAACCAAGTATCAAATGCATTTTCTTCTTGAGAAAAGAAATTTGCCATTGCTTGCTTAAATTCTGTAAAATATTCATCGTGTTCCGCTTCTTGATCTTCATAATATTTTTGATATGCAGCCTGCCATTGAGCATATAATGTTGAAGTATCTACTTGATATATTAAACTTGTAACCCAAGGACATTCATTACTTCCTCTGCAGTCTGTTATTAAATCTTGTGTAACCTTTACACAAGAAGGACTAATAATTATATCAGCTAATCTTAACTCAAAAATATTTTCCTCAGTATTAATTTCTGGATGTACAGGATTACTTGAAGCAGCCCCCTGTCTATATACTATATTTCCTACTCTTCCTGCTTGTGTTTTATCTACTTGAGCCACTATACTGTCTATTCTTGATAAAACTTCCGAATTTTGTGATATAGTTATTATCAAGTCGCTTGGATTTTCAAACCATTTGTCCCCAATTATTGCATTACCTGCGGAAACTATTACATTCATTCCATTATTTGCAGAAAATACTTGTAAATCATCGGATGCTTCGCCCTTTGGTGTTGCAAAAACACCATTGCTTACTAATCTTCTGTAAGGTCTATTCATATCATCTGCAGAATAAGTTCTATCCTCATTTATTGCATCAAAAAACCCTGCATTCACATTATATTTTACATCGCTTGACATATTTTCCTCCTTTTAAACATTTTCAAATGTAGGCTCCATTGAATATCCATTTTCATCTCTACTTTCTATTATTTCTGTTATTCTCGCATTAACTGACATTCCATATTCATTTAATATTCTTACAATATCGCCTAAGTTATAATCTTTTTTGTATATATAATTAACACCTGTGATAATTTTTCCAGAGAAGGATGTAATCTGTACACATTCTGCCATTTTTTCATTTCCCACACTTTTTAAATTTTCAGTATATACATTATTACATAGTGTTACCTCTTCTACTTCTCCTTCTTCGTTCTTTGTGATAATTGCTATGTTATTCCCATTTACTTGATAATAAATTACATTATTAATTGTTTTTTCTATTCCATTTGGATAACTACTTACAAGTTCATCATAATCAATTGTACTTGAAACATCTCGAGCATCAACATACAATTCATTTCTGTCAATTCCTACTTCGTTTCCGATAGTAGTCGTTTTTCTATCTACTCCTTCACCTTCTCCTGCTATTAATGCAACATTTTTAATATTGCTATTATCTTCTACATAATCCGTGGTTGATATATTATCATAGTTTTGTGAAAAAGTAATATACTGACTTCTATCTTCTCCTTTATACAATGAAAAAACAAAGTTACCGTTTTTTATAGTAACTTTGTATCCCCATCCAAATTGTTGGCAAATTTCTTGTACTTTGTCTCCTATATAATCGTATGTTACTTGCTCTCGAATAGTTTCAGTAAATCCTTTTTTGTCAGCAAGTATAAAATTACTAATTTTACGATTAGGATCCTTTGGATTAATAAATGCATCGGTAATTAGCTTTCTTATGTAGTCCTCAGCCAACCCATTAAAATTAGTTTGATTCATAACTATTCTTTTATTTAGAATATCTTTTATATCTGTGCCTGTAATAATTATTTGGTCTCCATTTTCTTCATCAGTCTGTATCTCTATCTTCTTAATTTCACAGGACATTTCGTCATCTTCACGAGAAATATACCTACATTCTTTTACTTTGTTTAAATTTTCTTTTGATGCTTGAATAACTAATTCACAATCTCCTAATGTATTATATCTTGGTGACCATATAGCACTTGAATATGTGTCAATTATATGTATTTTTTTTAAGTTTTCATCTAATAAATATAGTTCCTCCATAACTAAACTCCTAAATAAACCTTATAGTAATTAAATTGAATATCTACTGACATATCAGAAGTTCCATCATCAGCTAGGAAACTAAAATTATTGTCTCCTATACCTAATTGAAAGAAAGTGGATCCACTTCTTACATAAGGTATTAAATTGTATTCTACAGCATCTCTAGTTAATATAACTGATTTACTTCCTCTATTGCAATTGATAACCAATTTATCGTTTGCCATAAAATTATAATCTATTATAAAATTTTGACCATTATCTATGTTACGAATTTCTAATTTATCTACTCTGCCCATAAATGTTACATTAATAATAAGGCCTGTTTCGCTCTCACTTTCATTAATAACATTTGTTATTTTTTCTAATTCTATCTCTGAAAAAGCGATTGGTTCTCCTATATTTATTGAAAATGGAAAAGCAAATTTTTTTAGAGCCTTCGAAATACTTTTTACTATTGTCTCTATATCTTTAAAGTATGGATCCGGGCATAATATAGAAATTTGTGCAACTTGTTTTTGTGTAAAAATAGGAGCTTCAAAGGCTTGTACATATCCTTCAATATATACATCCCTTTGGTCATCTGTATAATAAATTTTACACCAATTCTTATTCCTAAAATATTGATATAATGTTAATCTATTGGTTTGAACATCTCCATTAATATAAACTGTAATAACTATTTCTCTATTAGGTATTTTAGAACTATTAAAAGCTGATCCATCTCCATTTGCAAAATCCGATGTATTTATCGTTGCGTTTGGAGGAGTTAACCCTTCAACATTAGTTACTTGAAAATTTGTTTCATCATTTGTGAGTTCTAAAATCGCACCTTTAGCATTTTCAACTTTTAAACTAAACATATTTTCCCTCCTATTTTACTGTTACTAGGTTTAATAAGTTTTTTGTTTGTCTATATAATTCTAATCTTGAAGGTTGTTTTGGAGCATTAATTACTTGAGTAAAATTATTTACATTCGATGTTGTATTAGATACATTGTTTATATTAGATGTATTGTTTTTTACTATTTGGTCTTTCATTTCATTTGCTACAGCTTTTATCCAATGTTTATTCCTTTCAAGTGGTACTACAGCTTCAGCACCAGAACCTTCTAGTAATCCAACTTCTCCTTTTTTTAATACACCACCTTTTGCAAGTCTTGGAAGATTTACTCTACTAAAGTTACCTATGTTTACTCCGGGTATATTGTTAATTAAATTTATGGCACCATTTATCATATCTATACCTTTATTAATTACATTTTCTATCATTGATATAATTCCATTAATACCAGATTTGACTGCTCCTCCAATAGCATCTCCTATTGTTGTTCCCAAACTTGAAAACTTACTGCTGATAGTATTCCAAAGACCTCCAAAGAAATCTCCTACTTTTCCAAATATACTTGTTATATTATTCCAAGCTTCTTGGAATCTATCTCTAAACCAATTTCCAACATTTGAGAAAGCTCCACTAATACTATTCCAAGCATTAGATGCCCACTCTTTTGCTGTTGCCCATGCTTGTTTAGAATTTTCATTTGCTTGTGTGAATTTTTCTTTAAACCAATTTCCTGCATTTGAAAAAGCACTCGTAATATTATTCCAAGTATTAGATGCCCATTCTTTAGTATTTGCCCATGCGTTTTGTATATTTTCTTTTGCATTAGAGAACTTCTCTCCAAACCAACTGCCAACATTTGAAAATACATTTTTTATTCCTTCCCATGCCCCACTAAAGAATTCTCCTAATTGAGCAGGTAATTGTGCAAGTCCTTGAAATATTGCTGTAATAATTTGTGGTATTGCTTTTATTAATTCAATACAAATTTGAGGTATTGCAGTAACAAGTCCCATAAATAATTGTACCGCTCCTGCTATTAATGTTGGTAGATTTTGAAGTAGGGTTGTTACTATTGTGGTAATTATTTTTGGAATTTCTGGAATTAATGCTTGTATAATTTGTGGAATTGCTTGCACTATTCCCATAAGTAATTGTACAGCACCATTTATAATAGCATCTAATCCATTAATTAAGCCATTTACTATTGCTTGTATTATTGTTGGTAACGCATCAATAAGAGCAGCTATAATCTCTGGAATTGCATCTATAATACCCATTAATAATTGTATTGCTCCGTCAATTATAAGAGGTATTCCAGTAATTAAACCATTAACAATACTATTTATAATCTGTGGTAGAGCATTTAAAATAGCCTTAATAACTGTTGGTATTGCATCTATAATTGCCATAAAAAAATCAATCGCTCCTTGAATTAATTGTGGTATTCCATCAACGAGAGATTGAACTATTTGTGGTATTATATTAACTATTTGCACTAGAATTTCTGGTATCATTTGGCCTAGACCTGTTAGCAAACTTTGTATTATTTGAGCACCCACTGATACTAACTTTGGTAGCATACTCAACAATGATTGTGTTATCTGAGGTATTAAATTCATAATAGTTTGAACTACTTGTGGTAATGCATTTATAATGCCTTGTATCAAAGATATTATTATTTGTACACCTATGTTCAAGATTGTTGGTAATGCCTCAGTTAGTTTTGATAGTAGCATATCTAATGTTACAGATATTCCACTTGTCAATAATTCCGCTGCTCCAGTAGTTCCTTCCATTAAACCTCTTACACCATCGCCTATTTGTTCAAGTCCGAGGTAACATAGTATTTACTAAATCAGTAATGCCTTGTTTAAATGCTGTAATTATTGGCATTGCCACTCTTCCCATTTCTGACATTGCTGTACTCATATTAGCCGTTGCTTCTCTTGATGCTATTAGATCTCCATTAACATCTTTATAGGCATCAGCAGCACTCTGATATGTTTTACTTAATGTTTCTGTAATTAATGTTGCTCTTTCTTGTTCACTATTACATTTGGCTAATTGTTCATTGAATTTATCTTCAGATATTCCTGCCCAATTCAAAGCATCAGCAAGAGGACCTGTAACTTGTCCAACTTTAGCAGTCTCATTGGCTGCTTCTGTTAGACCTTCAAGAGGTAAACTGTCTCCAAATGTTGCATAAACACCTGTGGCTATGTCTGTCCACTTAGAAAGTTCTTCCTCACTTTTCGTTAACTTAGCCAAGTGGTTTACTGCTTCAACAGATTGGTCTGTTTCTCCTAATATTCCAACCATTCCTTGAAAAGATTTTTGTGCAGCTTCTGTAGAGTGTCCTGCACTTGTAAAAGCAGCTTCGAGTTTTCCCATATCTTCCATAGTATCTTGTGTTGCTGCTCCAGTAGCCAAAAATCCCGCAACAGCTCCTGCTGCTGCGGTTGCTATACCCATTAACCCTTTTTTAAGTCCTCCACCTAGTTTGCTTGCTAAACTATCACTATTTTTCTCTGCTTTCTGTGCAGCATCTCCTACTTCATTTAATCCTTTCGCTGCCTTGTTACTCGATTTGTTTGTATCATTTGAATTACTTTCAACTTCATCAAGAGCACTACTGTATTGCCTTATCTCTTTTTCTGTTCTATTTACGGCAGCTTGCTGATTAAGAATAGTTACCTTTAATTTATCTGCTACATTTGCATTTGCTGTTTGCTCTTTTTCTACATCTGTCAAAGCCTTCTCATATTTTTTATATTCATCAGATGTCTTTGAAATTCCCTGACTAGATAATTGCTGAAGCTTTGCCTTTAATTCATCTGCTTTTTTTCCATTTTCCTGTTCAGCTTTTTCAACAGCCTGTAATTGTGACTTGTAGTTATCAAGCTTTTTATTTTCTTCTACTAATACTGAATTTAATTGTTTTAATTTTGCATTTAAACCATCACTTGATTTTGTCCAGTCATCCATTCCTGCACTAGCAGCTTTGAACTCTGCATTTGCAAGTTTTATATTTTTATTTGCTTCCGTTATACCCTTTTTTAAATCAGATATATCGACTTTAAATTTTGTAGTTATATCTTCTCCTTTTGGCATTTGTCTACCTCCCTTTTAATTAAAACCATGTATCACTTGCTTGTCGCCTAATCTTTTTAGGTTTCTTTTCTTGCTTGTTATACACATTTAATCTTCTAATTAATAAAAAAACTTCATGAAATCTTTTTTGTCTAATATCAAATGGAGATAAACTTGGGAATCGATCACAAATCGACATTTCAACTTCAAATAAAATTTGATAGAGGGTGATATTTACATCACCCTCATTTAGTTTTTTCCATTTGTTCCTTTAGTAATTTGTGAAATTGAAAACTTTACAATTTCAACCAAAGCTGTGCTAATCTCAGACACTTTTGTATTTTTTAATTCTTCATCTGTTAAACCTTCAAAGATATCTTTTAGTAGTGGTTTAATAATTCCCATTCCATTAATTATTACTTTTCCAACTAGCTTGATTATCTCAGCATCAGTACCGTTTTTTAATTGGTCTAAATCAATTAGATCTATTAAATCCTCTACTGTTCCAAACATTAAATCGTATGTTTCTGCAGTATAGGTTTTTACAACTTTTTTCTTTTCATAAATATTTAATTTAAGATCCATTTTTTATCCTCCTAGGCCTTAGCTGTTAATGTATCTGGTGTTACTACTTCGTCAAAGAATTCACTTACATCTGCTAAATCTTTTGCCACATCAACATTAATAGCCTTAGCTCCTTTTTTATTTCCATTTTTGTCTAAAACTTTATTGAATTTATGTGTTGTATTAATTCCTGTATATGTTAACTCTTGACCATTTGCATCAGTTCCATCATTTTCTGTTGCATGAGTAGATTCTGGTATGTTAAATGTTCCTTTTAGTCTCCAAACATATACATAATCCCCATTAGTTTTCTTTGTTTTATAACCAATGGCAAAATATTTTGTTTCTCTGTCTCCCTCTATTAAGGTTCCTGTTGTCTCATCATATTTTTGACCTGTTATTTTTGCCAATACATCTAATGGTATTGCAGATGTAGATAATGTTACTTCATCTGCTCCTGTAGAACTAACAACAACTGCTGGCATATTGTTATAATAATGAGATTCATTTGAGCTACTTGTACTTTTACTTATTTCTGCAACTCCTGCTATATCAAAAACATCTCCTGTTGTATATCCTTCCTCTGCATTATTATTATCTGTTAACACCTCTGCCGCAACTAAATCTTCGACACCTCTGTACTCTACAATTTCGTCCATTTTTTTACCTCCTATTTTTCAATTATTCTTACATCAATTCCACGACCAGTATGTGTTGGTTCATCACTTACAACATCGTGTCCCTTGCCTGTAACAATAAAATTATTTTTTTTTAATATTTTTTTAGCTTCCATTAATTTGGTATTAACTAATTTAGGATCACTTGAATAAAAGTTCAAATCAAAATACCATATTGTAGAATGTTCTTCATTATCATAGAACTCATTTCCTTCTGTGGTATTATTCCAAAAAGTAAAAAAACTTTCCGGATATGGTTCATCTTCTCCAAGTGAGCCTTGTCGAAAAATCGGATAGCCCAACGATTCTATCAAACTTATTAATAAATCCTCCATTAACCGTTCAACCTCCTTATTTCGTTATAAAATATTTCTTCTTGAGCTTTCTGCACTTCATCTCTTGTACTCTTGCTCCAAAATGCGTTATACATTTTTTGGTCTTTACTTTGTCTTGGAGTTCCATACATTAAAAATATAGAAGCAAGTCCACCCTCCGAAATACTAAATCCTGTTTTTACACTTGCTATCGTTCCTGCCCATTCAATTTCTGCTTTTTTTCGCAAGCTTTTCTCTGTCTGACGAGTTTTATTATGTGGAGTTATAGCTTCTTCAGCTTTTTGAGTAACAATTGAATGTGTTTTCTTTAATGCTTTTTCGGTAGTTCCTTTTATATCTCCACCTAGTTTGTTTAATCTGGATATTACTTTATCAAATCCATCAAATTCTAAATAAACTCTGTTACTCATTCTTCTACCACTTCTGTAGCTGTAACTGTACCATCATCTGTTACAGTAATTTCAAACTTCTTTGTACTTTCAGCAGTAGAAGATGCTAATATTATTTTCTTTGGTGTTACGGCAAACATATTGTCTAACACTTCGCATATTGTTTCTCCGTCAATTTCTTCTCCTGTTGCTCTTTTATACAATTCTTTTAAGCTTTCAACTTTACTCATTTAAGCTCCTCCTTTCACTCGTTTTACTTTGAATTTTAAAAATTGATTTCGCATATTAATATTTTCAGGTTCATTAATAATGTCAAAAACGGCCTCATCATTAGCTCTTGCTATTCTGCAGTTGCTCGTTATATCTGGCCTATACCATGTTGATATGTTTGCTGTATCTTCTATGGAGTAGATTCCATTTACTGTTTTCTCTGTACCTCCATAAGTTTGAAAACTTCCGAAGAATAGATTAACTGGATTATCATTTTTATCTTTTACTGATAAAGCTTCTTTGACTGTTGGATATTCCTTTTTATTTACACCACTAATTTTTGAAGTAGATTTTGGTATTAAAAGCACAAGTGGAATAGGATTTTTTATTTCTAATCTAAAATCACTCATCTTTCTCCTCCTCATTCACTTCTTCATTAATTGGATCCAATTCTTCCACAGTTTTTCCACTTAATTGAATAGCTCTTTGAATAAAATATGGAGAGAACGATGTCCCTCCACTTCCATAATTCCATAGGTCTGATACTCCTCTAGTTATAATTCCTACTGACGAAGGATGTTCGACAACTTCTTTTAGAACTCCTCCATCAATAAGAAATCTTTTTACTTCATCAATATATTCTTGTATTGTACCGTCTTGATATGAGCCTGTAATACCAAGGCCTTTTTTTACTTTTTCTAACATATTAATTACTCCTTTAGTTTTGCTTTTCAACTAATTTTCTTTTGTCTTTTAATAACTCTTCAGCTCTTGTTTTATCAACAGTTATTACATCATTTACTTTATATTTGTCATTAGTATATTTATCAGTAAATGCTATTAAAACTTTTAATTTCACTTTTGAGCTATTGCTTTTTGTTTTTGTAGTATTTTCTTTTTTATTTTTCTCTGTTTCCTCTTCTTCTGTTTTTTCTTCTTCCTCTGCTGTTGCTTCCTTCTTTACTTCTTCTGTCTTTGTTTCTTCTTTTACTTCCTCTGTTTTTGTTTCTTCTACTTTTTCTTCTGTAGAAACTGCTGTTTCTTCAACAGCAGTTTCCTTAACTTCTTCATTATTTACAATTTCTTCTTTTTTATTTGCCATAATAAACTCCTTTCTAAGCTGTTACGCTTTTCTTTAATAAATAAATATATTTTGGATCTAATATTTTTCCATCATTGATTACTAGTGCTTTCTTTATGTATTGATTCTTTTCATGATCAAAATAATCAACAACAGTAAATTCCATATTACTATTAATTGCATAAGCTTCTTCTGGAACCCAATACATTCCAAAGTAATCTCCATCTGCTGCATCATTAAAGTTTTTCAATACATCTTCCTCTACAAATGCAACATTTTTTCCTTTGAATTTTGAAATTTCAGAACCATCAACAGGATTAAATGTTTCATTATATACTGGTCTATTGTTATCATCTGTTAATGTTTTTATATTTGCTTCATAAGTATTTGCAGTCATAGCAAATTCAGGATTTAAACCTCTCATTGCTAATGGGATTTTAGCAAATAATTTTTCTTGCCATGCTTTCCAGTCTGCCATTTCAGCAGCAGTAAATGTGATTATATTTGCTGCAGGTATTCTTGAACCACTTGATTTTTTTGCTTCTGTTAATATACCAACACATTCATTATTAGCATCTTGTCCATTCATAATTTCTTTATCCATTGCTTGAACATAAGCTTTTACAATTACTTTGGCAAATTCTTCTTCAAATACTGGAACACTTAATATTGTTTGTAATAATGTTCTTGCCATTCTAATTTCACCAATTTTATATGAGAACTCTACTGAGCCTGTAACTCCACCAGCATTTTGTCTGTCGCTTACAGTAGTTTCTGTAATACGCTTGAATGTTGCACTAAAACTTCCAATTGGATATTTTACACCACCTTGTAAGTTGGTCTTTAATACCCTTGAATAAAGTTGTCCATATACTTTTTCTACATCTGTAATTATTTTTTGAATTACAGTAGTTGGAATTAATACTCCTAATTCACTAGATGTTCCTGTTGCATCAGCTCTTGACTCAAATAATAAAACATCTCTATTGATTTCTCCTCTTTGGATGTAATTCATGAATGCTTTTCTATATTCCATAGTTGCTCTAGGATCATTGCTATCTATATCAAACTCTTGTCCTCTGTTATTCATTCTAGCTTGCCCTAAAACATTTAGAGTTGCATTTGGATTAAATCCATTTGCACTTCTTCCTTCATTTGCATTTGCATCATCATTATTATCATCTGTATTATTATCTTTGTCAGCATCTTTGTTGTCATCTTTGTTGTTATCATCATCTTCTAATTTAGCTAATTGTTCTTCAGCATCATTAATCTCATCTCGCAATGCGATTAATGTTTCTCCTAGACTTCTAACTTCCTCAATGTCTTGAGAATTTTTCATTTTTTCTTCCTTTGCTTTTAATTCATTTTTCTTTCTAGCAATTAATTTTTTTAAATAATCTTTCATTTTACATTCCTCCTAATAAATATTTTAATTTTAATTTTTCTAACTCTAAAGAAGTGTCCACCTCTTTACTTCTAGCAGTCTCCACCGCTAGGCGTGCAGTCTCCACCGCACTTTTATCTCTAGCAGATATTGAAGTAGCTTCGTAAGCCGGAAATGTTACTGCACTAACTTCAACAACTGTTGAAATTGATATAATATGTCTTGTTGGATAATCTGTGTCTAAGCCTTCCCATCTTTCGTCGTCGATTCCAAACATAAAAGACATACCTGTTATGTCCCCTCTCTCTATTGCACTATATAAATTTCTTGCTTCTGTATTATTTTCCACATCCAGTTCAACATTAATTTCCATTCCTTCGTCATCAACAGATAATTGCATGGTAGAATTCTTGGAATTTCTTCTTGACCTTGCAAGTGGTATTTTAGATTGATCATGATTTACTAAAAATCTTACATCTTCCAGATTTGTTTTCTTTAATGCCCCTTTTTCTATAATCTCTGCAAACATTCCACCTATATCTGTTTTGCTTCCATAAACAATTGGCCTTCCTACAATTATGTTTCCTCTTTTTTCATCTTTTTCTGCTCTAATTTGAAAATCATAATTTCTTCTAATTAAATCATTCTTCATTTTCACTACCTCCAATACTCGAGTTATCCTCATTTTCCACTTTATTGTTTTCTGCATTTGCTTTATTACTTGACATTGCAATTTCTCCCGCAAGCTCTGGAAGTGGTCTCATTCCAAATGCTGTACGAAGTTCGTTTTTATAACAGCTTGCACTATCAACCAATAAATCAAATAATTCTATCTTTTGGCTTGTATCCATAAAAATTAATTCATGTGGATACATCATAATTTTGTTTCCAAATCCTTTTTCTCTAACACTAAACATAGACATTGTGAAAGATTCGCCTGTTCTTTTTAAAATTGGCTCTAAGCTTTTTTGATAAAAAGCTTCATATTGTGCTTTTGTATAATCTCCAGTTAATATTGGAAGAGAAACTCCAAAATTTCTCAATATTTTTTCATCAATAAATTTTAAAGTAGTAGCATCTACTAATTGAATTTTGTTTTGTAATGGTATATATTCTCCTTTAATGTCCAGTGGTAAAAATCCGCTTTCATTATTAGCAAGTCTTTTCTCCATATTCTTTATGTTTTCTTCCATTTTGCCATCGTCCATTAAAGTATTATATTTAATAACTCCATTTATAGAAAAAGAGCTTTTTAATGCTTTTGCTACTCCTTGCAATAATGTGTGATTAAGTTCTAGTGTTTTTAATAGTGCTTTGTTATCAGGTTGTCCTTTTTCATTGCCACCCATAAATTCATTAACTGAATACCTATACTTTATATGTATTACATCTGAATATGCTAAAATTGTTTCATACCCATTTATGAATTTAAATTGAATTCCTAATTTTCCCTCTGGATCTTGCAAAAAAGTAACATCTATTGGTTGTATAGGATATAAGCCAGTATATTTTTTATTTCCTTTATTGTCTCTATAATATGTTGGAACAATAAAAGCATTATAATTTAAAAATAATTGCCAATATACCTTTTCAAAAAAGTCAGTTTGTGTCATTCTTTCATTTGGTTCTTCTAATAGTCTTTGAATTTCGCTATTCTCAACTGGTACTAAGTCACTTCCGTCTTTTTTTATATGATATGGATTTGCCTTTGTTAATTCTGTTACTAAGCAAGATATTGCTTGCTGTACAACATCACTTGCATATATATCTTGACCAAATTGTGAAAAAATAGGAGTATATCCATTCAACATTTGAGCATATTGGAAATTTTGCTTAATTTTCTTAAATTTATTTATAAAATCAATTAGTCCCAAGGTCTTTTACCTCCTTAATTTCTAAAATATCTGTATTTCTATTATTCATATAAAAAATATATCTTGCTTCTGTTTGGCTAGTTGCTTTTATCCTTTCAACATAAATGTCAAAACCTTTTTGATATTTAATTTCGTATTCTTTCATATCTACTCCTTACCCATTAACCAATTTATGGAACTCATTTCGATATCTTCTATATATTTCATATAGAATTATCAATGTTACAGCTCCGTCAATTCTTTTATTTGCTTGTTTCTTTACTTTGACACACATAATATTACCTAAGTTATCCATTTCTATTGCGGAATTTCCTAGACACCACTTATCAATTTCATTACTATTGTAATTTATAAGCCTATCCTTCAAATCCGCTTCAACATATTTCATTGCATTGCTTAGGACTTTACCTTGTAAAATCATTTCAACTTCTAAATTGTAATCATTCATCCTGTCTGTAAAGGCCTTTGAAAATCTTTGGTCATATCCTGCTATATATGACTTAATATTATAATCTTTATATAATTGATAAAACCAATCTGCTATTTTTGTAATATCTATTTCATTACCATCATGGATTGTTAATAAACCTTTTCTTGCCCATTCTTCATAATTAGCTCCTGCAGCTTTATCATCGCTATCTTCTAGTTTGCTTTCAGGTATCCAATAATGTGAAAATACATATTTCTTTTTATCGTTTGGTTTCATTAATAATATTTTTGCATTTGACAAGTCCGTTGTTGCTGATAAGTCAACTGCACCCAAACAAAAAGAACCTCTAAAGTCCTCTAGACTAAATGGTTCTTGTTCATAATTATAATCCTCATACATCAACCATGCTTGAGCATTGTTTTGTTTAATATTAAAGTCCTTGCAAAGTGTGTGCATTCTTTTTGATTTTGAAGTTTTTGATTTTTCTATTTCACTTCGTAATGATTTCCACTTTTTAACCACTCCTAATCCCGGATTTGATTTATACCAACTTTGTTCATCTTGCCATATTTCTTCTTCACTATCTTGTGTATAAAGCCATGGTAAGTAATGAATATCGTCTGTTTCGTCAAATAAAACTTCTCTTGCATATTTTAGTTCATTGTCTAGATATCCATCATTAATAAATCCTTCTGTTGTAAGATTTATAAACAGTGGTTCATCTTTTGTCGACATTGATTTCTGCCCTGCTTCAGCAATTTCATCATTTGGTGCATCGTGGCTTTCATCCATATACATTTTGTCTATGTTTCTACCATCTTTATTTTGAGTTTTACCTGACATTTTAAATATTGTTATATTTTTTTGTGTATTACAGATTTCAGACATATTTTTGTGAGTAACTTTTGAGTGTGGATCTATTCTTTTTCTCATATTGTCTATTTCATTCCAAAGTAAGCTAGCTTGCTTATCATCGTTAGATGCACAGACTATATCCATTCCACCTTCGCCAATTCTCAAATCTGCATGAGCATCTGCTGCCATAAGTGTTGTTTTTCCATTTTTTCTTGCTATCAATAAAAGTATATTTTGAAATCTTCTTACCCATCTTTTCAATTCTGGATCATATACTTTAAACGAATATATTACTTCAATAAAAGCCTTTTCCCAGAGTAATAATTGCATTGGCATATTATAAAAAGGTCTTTTGCTTTGCAAACACAAATGTTCCATAAAATCAATTCTTAAATGTGCCTCTTCTGTGTCATATTTATAACTAGGATTTTTCAAATCTTTAATCAGTTTTTGTAATTCTGTTTTTAATTCCAAGCCTACTATTATATTTCCACTTTTAATTTCTTCATAATATTGTTCTAAGAAGTATTTACTCATATTGTTGTCTTTTTCTTTCTTCTAGCCATTTTGTAACAGCATCTTCTTCAACTTCATGGCCATTTATCATTGAATATAACATTCTTATTGCATTCATATAACTTTGTGAGTGTTCCTTATATAATTTAGCTGCTGTTGTGGCTCTTTGTTTTGTTGGATCTTTAGGATGAACTTGTATAAATGGATGTTTTTTTAATTCTTCCATTCGTTCTTCCAAAAAGGCTATATTATCTAAAAGTGGATTAATTAATTTTTTCTTGTTTTCATCAATATCCTTAAAAATATTGTCTAATTCTTCCCTTCTTGTCACTTAACCTTCCTTCTTCCTATATATATTTCTATTTTTTCAAAAAAAATGAAATTTTTGCCTCGTGTAAAAAAGAGGTACCCCTTACAGTCCCCGTTCGATGCTTTTTATATCCCGATAGGGGGGGACTATGGTTGATAGCTTTCAAACCATTCTTCTATATATTCTTTCCAATTATCATTTTTTGCACGATTTAAACAAATATCTTTACTGCATTGAATGAATATCATTTCAGCTCCAAGCTTGTCAGCAAGTCTTTGTCTTTCCATCTTTAATGGATAAGTACCTACTATAAAAGCATTCTGCCAGTTGCCTAGTCGCATCTTGATTTGTTCTAGTAGATTATTCCTTGTTTCAAAAACATTTTGCTGTAATTTCTTAGGTTTGTTATACTTGTCACAGAAGCTGATACACTCCCATATTTTATCTATATCTATGATTAAATCATCAGTTGTTGCCATTTCTTCTACCCATGTTGACTTACCAGAACATGGAGAACCATAAACTATGTATACTTTTTTAGGTAATTCATATCCAAATCTATGATGTACTGCATTATGACATTTAAAATGTATTAACATTATATTGTCTTTGTTAAGGCTTATATTATAGTCATTTACATTTGCATTGTTTAATGGTATCTTATGATGTCCTATGCAGTCATAGGCTTTTAATATTTCTTTTCCACAGTATTCACATATTAGCTGTCCGTCCTTATTGGTTCTTTCTAGTTTCAATTCTTCGAGTAGTTTCTGCCATTCTTTAGACTTATATAATTCATGAGGATTTGCAAACATATTTTTCTATCTCCTTACCAAATATCATTTTCAATTTGTTTTTCTTTTAGCTCTAACATCTTCTTGCTAAATCCTAATTTTAGCATATTCTCTCTGCTCTTGCGTTTTGATTCTTGAACTCTTGTAAGGCCATCTTCTATTCTTTGTATTGTGTTCAATGTTGGTTCCGCTTCTGTTACTGTTTCAGTATCTCCTCCATTATTCTTTTTACGAATAAATCCTATTGTCATATCTTTATCTTTTCCTTCTAGAGTTCTTATTCTTTTTAGCATTCTCTTTTCTCTTATTGTAAGTAGCTTATATTCATTGACATATTCTTTCATCATTAAGCTATCTATGTCATTATCATTAATTGTATAATTGTTATATAATTCAAGTTCCTCTTCTGTCAGTACATCTTTATATATTTGTTCATATTCTCCAGTAACAACAGCATTTTTATTATTGCTAGTTGCTCCTGTTCCTCCTTTGTTTTTCTTGGCATTTTGGTTTCCCTTATACAGTTCACTTTTATTTCTAGTCAAATTATATTTATATATAATCTTCTTTAAGTCAGACAAAGTAATGTTGTGTTTTTTATAAATGTCTTTGTATGTCATTCCATTTAAATAATCATTTTTTATGTTCTCTATTTTCTTCAAGGTCAATGCAACTCACCCACCTCCATTACTTTTTTACTAACTCTGCCTTTTGACCTGTTAGGGTTTCCCATCTTCTAATTATCACATCACAATATTTAGGATCTAGTTCCATCATATTGCAAGTTCTATTTAATTGTTCACAAGCAATTAATGTTGAGCCACTGCCTCCGGAACAAATCTAATATACACTCATCTATGCGACTACTATTTTTTATAAATCTAGCTAATAGTTTTATAGGCTTCATTGTTGGATGTAAATCATTTATTGTAGGTTTATCCTCTTCTATGATTGTTGTACTTACTTTACCTGCATATATATCTTCGAGTAATTTTATTAGCTCTTCTTTTTTCATTTTCTTAAAATCTTGGTGTTTATCTTCTATTACTGTACCTTGTGTTCTATCATCTGTAAAATAATGTGCTGCTCCGTCTTTCCATCCATATAAACATGGTTCATGTTGCCATTGATAATCTTGATTACCTAATATGAACATATTTTTCTTCCATATTAGTTCTTGTCTTACTTTTAGGCCATTTGCATTTAATGCTGTTTCAAAATTAATATGTTCTTTTGATGCAAACCATATATAAAAAGCTCCACCTAACTTTAATGTTTCTGATATATTCTTAAATGATTTTGTTAGAAATTCTCTAAATGAATTGCTATCCATATTGTCATTTTTTATCTTCATTCCCTTGCTGTTTTCTACATCTACATTATAAGGTGGATCTGTAAGAACCATATCCGCTTCTTTATTATTCATAAGACTTATAACATCTTCTTTATTCGTACTATCTCCACACATTAATCTGTGTCTGCCTAATATCCATATATCTCCCTGTTGTGTTACTGGTTCTTCTATTTCTTCTAGTGCCTTTTCCACATCGAAGTCATCTTCAGAAGCTTCTAGCATATCATTAAATATCTCATTTAATTCATCTTGGCTAAATCCTGTTATATCCAAATCAAAATCTAGATTTTTTAATTCTGCAAGCAATTCCTCTAATTTTTTATTGTCCCATTCTCCGCTTATTTTATTGAGTGCTATGTTTAATGCTTTCTCCTTTGTCTTATCTAAATCTACAACATTGCATTCAATTTCAGTATATCCTAAATCTTTTAATACTTTTAATCTTTGATGTCCTCCAATTACAGTCATATCAGAATTAACTATAATAGGATCCACATATCCAAATTCTTCAATGCTTCTTTGAATTTTTCTCCATTCTTCGTCCTCTGGTTGAAGGTCTTTTCTTGGGTTGTATTCTGCCGGTTTTAATTTTTCTATGTTTATTATTTGAATGTTCATTTTTCTGCTCCTTAAAACAATTTATTTCATATTTACAATTTTTACATTCTCTTGACATACAGATTTTATAATTCATAGGCATATATCCTTTTTTCTTTGGTTGCGGACATAGGATTCGAACCTCGTCTATGGGATATGACCCCATCGTGCTGCCTTTGCACCATCTCCGCAATATAAAAAGCTACCTAAAGGGGAAGGTAGCTCTACAAAATTGGAAAAAGATATATGAAATTTCATATTTGCAATTTTTTGCAATTATAATTGTAACATATTATTTTTTTTAATAATACGGACAAAATATATAAATTTTATGTACAAAACTAAGACATTTTTTTATTCTTATCATATTCCTTTTGCATTTTCTTAATCGATCTATCTATTGTTTTTTGTATAGCACCATATCCTCTATCCTTTTTTACTGCTATTTCCTCTATGCTTATTTTCTGATAATAACGCATATCAATAATATCTTGATTATATTTCTTTAATGTTTTTACTAAATCTTCTACAATTTTCAAATCACTTTTTAAGTCATCTATATATCTTTGTTTTTTATCTATCTTCTCATCTGCATTTACAACGGCCTCTTCTATTTTTGAAATTGTATAACCTTTAGCTTTTGGCATTCCATCTAATTTTGAGCTTTTTAAATCATATATTTCACTTTTTAATTCTCGAATTTCTTTTTCTGTAATGCTAATCCTCAATTTATATACATTATAGTTTTCCAAAACTTCTTGTACATTCATCATTTGCACCTCCAATATATTTTTATAACTTGTAGCACTTTATACACCTGCCTTTCCGCTTCTCATTTTTCTATTGTGTTAGTTTTTGTTTTTTTCTTAATTAGAAATTATTTTTATTTAATTTTATTTACATATTGCTGTCGTTATCGTTTTTTATTTTTTTGAAAATTAGAAATTATATTATAATATCTTAGATAAGTATATTTTTCTGTATTATTTTTAATAATTTGGTTTATTTCATTTTGTTGCATTCCTGCACTTCTTAATAATTTTATAAACCTCTTCTTAGTAATCTTTTTATTCATATTTTTAGTAAGGCTCTCAGCTAATTCTACTATCGCTTTAGTAACGGTTTCTGCTACTTGTGCAATTGTTTCAAATGTTTTTGCCAATGCATCTGCTACTGGTTCTATTACATCTTTTATAGTTTGCTGTATTGCTTTTTCCATTAACGCATATTCTTCATCTGATATTATTATTGCTTGTTTATCTGCATCACATATAACTTCAGTAATATATCCAAATTTCATTATATTTTGTATGTTTTCTATTGAAATTTTTTCATACTCAAATTTTTTCATTTTCCACTCCTTAAAATTAATTTATCTTTCCTCTAATATTTCTAATTGAGCCTCTATTCTTGTTATTTCGTTACCTAATGTTTCCAATCCCACATTTTTAAGAGCTATTGCATCATAAATTGTTTTATATATTTCTAGCTTTAATTTTAGCTTTTCTTCTTTACTCATCTTTTTCATCCTCCACTACATAACATTCTTGTTTATACTTTGTTGCAATTAAAACTGATAATATGTATATTTTAGTAATATCAAATCCTTCAATTCCCATATATTGTTTATTACTTCTAGCATCCCTATATTTCTTTACTCTACCAACTTTTAATTCGCTTAGAGAATTAATCCTATATTCTACTATGTCATTTTCGTTTATCAATTCTTTTAAATTAAAGCTATGTTGTACTATTCTATCTTCAAATGTAACATTTCTTACTGTCTGATATTGTTTATCAAAGTATAATTTATCTAAATATATATATAATTTATCAATTGCTATTACTTTAAATATTCCCTCTGCAGTTCTTATATATTCTCCTACTTCAACTTTTTTCATCTGTGTCACCTGTCTTTCTTCATTTAATATTTTAATAGCATATTCTATGCCCTCTATTTTTCCATTTATTCTTATTATCTCTTCTTTTTCTTTACAAAAATTTTCCTTGAGCATCTCTAATCTTTTTATCTCTCCATTTAATTTAGTCTTTTGAGATGTTTTTTCATTCCATTTAAAATCTATAGCATCAAACATCTTACACCTCCAAAATTTCAAAAACATAATATCTTTTATTTGTTAATATCAGAATTCGTCAAACATACCTCCTTTTATATATTTTCTTTTCATAACTTCATTTCTATTGTTCCATTTTTCTGCTCTTTGTTTATATTTTGGTATTTCGTTCAATCTATTTGCTTCATTCCATGCTTCTTGAGGAGTTTTAAATCTGTTTGCTTCTTCTATATCTATTTTTTTATTTTTTTCTGTAATATAAAGAACTCCATATTCAGAAGATATTTCTACTCCAATTATTCTGTCTTTTACTGGAAAAAATATAAAATCTTCACACTCTATTAAATAAATCTCTTTATTGTACAAATCTTCTTTATCTTCCATTTTATCCATTCTCCTTTATATTGATAGTTTTTATTCCTTCTTTTTTACCTCTTCTTTTATTAAATTCCAGTGTTCTGTGCAATAATCTTTTTTGTTTAATTTATGTGTACATTTATCGCATAATGGCTTACTGCATTGACTTTTTTGAATTGGCTTTTTTATACCATTTTCATCTGGAGCATCAAATAATAGTCCATCTTCATAATCGCATAATCTTGTTGCTGGTCTAATTTTACATTCTCTACACCAGACCGTATTTTCATTATCTTTATGAAATATTATCTTTTCGCTAGGAAAACTAATTATATTGTTCACTCTAACACCACCTAACTTTATTGTTAGCAATAAAATAATGAGATTTGCAAGGAATATTAAAATTTCCGAATACTAGGATTCAAACTTGCTACTCCATCTCTTAACCATAAATGCCATCCATTTTCTTCTAAAGGTGTTACTGTTTTTTCTTTGCATCCACATGCACATAAATGCACTGCCACCTTGCATTCTAAACATATATACAATATTCCTTCTTTTAATTCATGAGGTATCCTCTCTACTAACCTAACTTCAAATTCACTTACCATTTTATCCTCCAAACATCATTGTATTTTTTATTGCTTGTCCGCTTCTGTTCATTGATTCTCCTATATCAATATTTATTCCAATTTGTTTATTTATTGCTTTTGTTATTTCTTCTTGCATACTATTAATTGGTGTTATAGGATTAGTTGCAGGAAGTGCTGCAATAGCCATCGCTTCTTTTAATTTTGATGGATCTGGATTATCAAAATTTTTTATTTCTAAAATTTCAAGTATTACTAATATATAATATTTTTTATTTGGCTCTGCTCCCCACTCTTCTTTTCCCATTCCTATATTTAACTTACACTTACATTTAATTTGTGGACTATCTTTTTGGTATCCATTTCTAAAAATAATATCTACGATTTTAAACTGATTTTCATCATATGATTTTATTGATTCAAAATTTTCTATGATATCTGCTGTAAATGGAAATCCAATAATTGCATTTCCTAAGCATCTATTATAATATGGTTTTATTTCTCTATATTCTTCTTTCTTTTCTCCATTTGCTATCATCTCAAACCACTGTTTTTTTATTGGTAATACTAACATTATTTTTCCCTCAACTTTCTATTATTTCAATTTCTCCCACTGTTTGCATTCCTGCAAATACAATTATTTTTCCGTCTTTTGATTCTTCAAAATCAATATTATGCGAATATAAATAAGGTCTTACTGTTTTTAGCAGCCATTCATAAGTTAGTTCATTTTTGCATTCCTTTATAAAATTTGCATTTCTGCTTCCTATATTTATAAATTTAAGTTTCATTATTGCCCCTTTCTTTATGATACTTAAATATTTTTTCTATCTTTCTTAATTGTTTTTTTAATGAAATACTGGAAATTAACTTAAATTCTCCAAATCTTGCTGTATATGTATATTTTTCTAAATACTTACTTGTTAATTCCAATGATGTTTCTTTTTCTACTTTTCCTTGTAATTCTGCAATTAAAAAATTTTTATTATCATAAATTATAATTTTACTCATCTTATTTTACCCTCTTTCAAACTGATTTTTTATCCTCTTCTTTGTATTTCATTGTTTTCCTCCTTTCTTCTCTTTGCACATTTTAAGTCTTGTATTACTCTTGGTGTATATTGCCTATTTTCTTGATTACTTTTTAATGTTGCTATGTTTTTTATTGTTACATCTGTTTCTGCACAAATACCTTTTGTTATAAATTTGCTCGCATAAGGTTTAATCGTATTTATTAATTCTATTTTGTCTTTTATATTTCTTCTTTCTTTTAGTACTTTTTCTAATCTTTTATATGTACTCATTATTTCTATTGCATTTAATTTACTCAATTCAATTTCATGCAATAGATCATCTCTTTCTCCTTCTTTTTTATATAATTCAGCATTTAATTTCTTTTCTGTCTCTTCTATATTGTAAAAGAAATATTTTATATTTTCTAATAAATTTAATGTTTGTTGCATATCTTCAATTATCATAGTTTTCTCCTTTCCTTTGTATTTTTATTTAATGATTTAGATGCTAATATGTATTCCTGTACTATCTTTGTAGTTATTACAATTATTAAATGGATTAACTGTTCTCAATGTCAATAAGCAATGTGAACGCTCATTATTATATGGTTGGATAAACCATTCACAATTTTTGCATACTTTATCATTTTTTGTTTTATTTTTATTTGTTTGTATTTCTTCCATTATTTTCTCCTAATATTCTGATATTTTGACTATAACCTTTGGTGTTTTTGCATATTTCTTAAAGATTCGTACATCTGTTATTTGTGCATCATCTTTAAAAGCAAACTTATTTAATGCATCACTTATTATTTTTCCTATATTGTCCCAGTCTGGTTTCTTTGTTGGACTTACTTCGCCTGATAACATTTCCGCTTCTTTCTTTTTGCTTGTACTCTTTGGTATATCGAAGTATGCTATTATTGTCATAGTTACTCTTCCCTCAATTGGCTTGTAATTAGGATATTTATATAAAAATATTTGACGCACTAAATATTCATAGTTCTTTGTCTTGGTTGGAGTATAAGCTCGTCCTGTATATGTATTCATTCGTGGTCTTGCCTTTCCTGTTATTTGTTCATTTATCTCAATTTCATAATTCATTTGTTACACCTCTTAAAATAATTTCATAAACTGTTCCTTTGCTTTGTCTACTACTATCCCTTTTTTATTATTCTTTTTTATCTTCTTTAATAAATCTATATATTTTAAATAATACTCTGGTAAATATAATCTCATATTTTCCAATTCTTTTTTGTTTTTATTACCACAGCACCAGCAACTAACTCTATCTAATACATCATATAGCTTTACCCCATTTTCTTCCCAATAAAATCCGCTATTGTAGCAATATTCTAAGCAATGTTGTTCTGTCATTTTCCAATCTACAAGTGGTAATAGTTTATGCCCATTTCTTTCTTTTTCTATTCTTGCTTCTTCATCATAAGCTATTCCTATAAATTCTTTGTAGTCTTGTCCATATTGTTCTTTTAAGTATTTTTCTATTGTTTTATTTTTTTCTGTTGTTCCCCATCTGCATCTGCCTCCACATAGTCCGTAGCCAAATTGAATACTACCATCTCGTTTATGTACCTCAATATTTAGCATTTTATCTATAAAAGGTATTTCAGGTTTTAATTCTGTGTATTTTATATTTAATTTATGAAGTAATCCTTTTATAATATCTCTAGTATCATAGATAGCTTGAAACTCCATTCCTGTGTCATAAAATATTACTTCGTCTAGGGTATACCTATTTCTTATTAAAAGTAATAACATTGCTAAACTGTCTTTGCCAAAACTAATACTTGCTATATACTTATACATCTTTTCACTTCCTATCTGGCATATAATATACTTTTGGTATGTTATAAAATTCTGACTGCATAGTATTTTGTCTGTTTACTTTTAATACTAATCTTTTAAATTCTTGTGTAATTGCATTCAAAATTTCCTTACATTTTTCATAACTATCATAGGTTCCTATTACATCCCAATAATCATCTCCATAGTTTATTTCTATGTCAAATTCATTTTCATCTGGTTCTATTTTTATAAAATTTACTCTTTGCAAATTCACTATTACATCTTTATTCTGACTCACAATTAACATCTTTAAATCCTCCTATCTTAAACTCAATTGTTTTTCCTATCCTATAATCCATTTCAAAACATATCAATCCTATTTCTGATCTACATTTATATTTTTTCATAAATTCATTATGCATTTTAATTGCCTCATTTTTTTGATATCCCATTCCCATTAAGAGTTTTATAAATCTTTTCTTTTTTATCACTCTTGGCATAACTTCAAGAGTAAGCTCTCCAGTTTGATTTGCTCCAACATTGCAAAATCCTACACATTCATTTTTCTCTCCTGTTGCTTTTCCCACTTTAACTTCAGATGTTGAAGCAATTTTTCCTAATTTCTTCATTTCTCCTGTCGCTCCATCTATTGAATAGCAAAATATACTTGGTTTATTTTCCTCTCCCATATTTTTCACTCCTTTGGCATCACATAAGCTGATGGTATAGTATGTATGCTTTTTATATCTCCAGTAAGATTTTTTACTGATGCATAAGATAAATATATATTTATAATTTCTTCTAAAACTTTCACAGCTCTCTCTTCTGTCTTATAGTATCCTAAATCCCATACATGACTTTCAGCACTATTGGTATCCGCTCCTATTCCAAATTCTCCATTTTCTAAATTTTCAATAAAAATTCTTGTTACATTATCATGATTTACTATTTGCTTTCTGTCTTGACTTACTATTATCATTATTTATTTTCACTCCTTCCATATTTTCCGGTATCGTTACCATAATTGCTTTTTGTTTTCTGTGCAAATTCTTCCATTGCTTTTACTACATCTTCTCTATTTGCATTTGATACATATAACATCTCTCTGCCATCACTGTCTCCAAATTCAAATGCTAATACTACAAATCCCCAGTTCTCTGGTAGTTCTTCTTTTACTTTCCTTGCAATTTCTTGCATTTTTCCTTTTATAATTTCATTTCCCATAATTTTCTTTCCTTTCTTCCTCAAATTCTTTTATTACTGGATTCAAACATTTATTGCATAATGCCAATTTTATTTCTCCTCTTCTAGTAACCGTATGTGGTATTATTGCAATTCCTCCTGTCATATCTTGCCTCTTCTTAGTAATCTTTATTTCGGATCCGCAATAATCACATTTGTAATAGTTGTATAGCTTTTCTTTTTTATAATTAACTACATTTCCTCCATCTGGAGTTGGTTTATATTTTGTGTAAATTGGTACTTCACTCCTGCAAGATAATTCATAAAACTTATTCATGTTATATTCCTTTCTCCTTCTCCATTTCTTCATGCAGACAAACTATAAAATAATTTATAATCTCTTCTAGTCTGTAGTATGGTTTTTCTGTTATGTACTTCTTGGTCTTGTAATATTTCAATGTGAATTTTTCCCTTGTAAGCTTATTTAAATAAACTCTATGCGGACTAAGATATATTTCTTTCAATGCCCAGAACATTATTTTTTCATCTAAAACTCTTTCTTGTGGCATTAGATTATATATTTCAATATTTCCGGCAATACATTTCTAACCTTTTTAGTAGAACTATTAAGCATTCTCTGTCATTTTCATTCAGTCCAATTTCTTCTCCGCTATCTCCTTTATAAATATAATTAAATAATAAGTTTAGTTTAGTTATAATGTGTTCGTCTGCCTGTTCTTCCGCTTGTGCGTTCGGTTGTGCGTTCGGCTGTTCGTCCGCTTGTTCAAATTGCTCATTATACAATTTCATTATTGTATATGAAGAAGCATCATTTTGATTTATTCCGCTTCTTATATGAAATATATTGATTATTAATCAATTCATTTCTTGCTCTTTGCAGAGCTGATATATTTAAACCTTTCACTTTGCTCATTAGAATAGTATTTGTTACTTTAAACTCTCGAAGCCAGTCTGTCTTGCAAGCTATCTGCAGTAATACCAAATATATCGAGATAGCATTTGCAGAGATAGGCTTGAAGTCTAATGTAGAATAAAATTCAGATAGCTGTTTTTCAAGGTCTATTTTGTTTTTCCTATTCACACATTACCCACTCCTTTCTTAATGTTGCTCTATTCGACAAAATCTCTTGTTGCACAAGTAACTTATTCATTCTGTGTTTCAGGAGTGTTGTGCATTCTATTCATAACTTCTTCTTTTAATAAAAATAGCAAAGCTGTATTATTAATAGGATAATCAACATCGAATTGTTGTTTTAAGTCTAATTCTGAATGTACATAACGCATTGCTCTTTCAACCTTTGAAAATGTTGTTTTATGCTTTCTTGCAATTCTAGAATATAACTTCATCATTACTATATTTCCAGTTTCTGAGTTTTCTTCATCTTCTATTACAAGTAATAATGCTGTTACCCAATACTTAAAACCTAGAATATGTGTTTTTATTCCTATTTCTTTTAATAACTGCTTTGCTATTTTCTTTATTTTTTCTGATTCTTCTAGTTTTATATTTTCTTGCATATCTTTTTCCATTGTCCTTTTCCCCCTTTCTTTATAAATTCAAGGTGTCTTTCGTGCTTATTTTCCCCTTTTTGATTGTTCTTCCTCTTCTTTTGCACTTTCGCTACTTGCTCTTAATAATGTTAATATTACAAATGATGCTATGTAGCCTATAATAAATCCTAAAATAAACTTGCCCATTTTATTCTTCTATCTCCTTCCACATTTCAAGCAAATGTTGTTTTGCTTTTTTCAAATGTTGTTCAATCTCAGGCATATCCATTTGTGTTATGTTATATATAACTGCGTGCCATTGTTCACTTCCATGTCTTTGTAAAGCATGGTGTAATTTTAATGTATATGTACCATAATGTTCATCTTCTGGATCATCTGCGAAATCTATATCAAATCTAAATAGTAGATTGTAGTCTAAATCATAGTCTAATCCTTCATCTTCTTTAAATTGTTTCCAATTATCATATTCTGATGTTCTTTTTGTCTCCCAACATTCACAATAATAACTATGATTTGTAGGCTCCAATTTGAGCTTTTTATTTTCTTCAATTTTATTTTGATGTTCTTGTATTCTCCTTGGAATTACTATCATTGCATTACAATAATCACAGCATCTTCCGTTGTTTATCGGCTCTGCATTATTTCCATATCCTTCATAACTTTTTCCACAAATGCTGCAAAAGTTTTTATTTTTTATTTCTTTTTCCATTTTCTTGCCCTTTCTAACTTTCTGTGATAAAATATAAACAGAAAGTATTTATATAAATATTTTTCAAAAAGAGT